TAGGTGAGCGCTGATAACTGCCCGTCCCCACGCACGCACCAGATCATGCTGTCCGGTTCTTGCTGGAACGCCATCTGGACGACGCCGTCTTTCAGCACGCGGTCGTTTAAGAGTGTCAGGTCGAACGCATCGAAACCCTCGAGGCCGTTGGACTGAATAACGTCAGCGAACTCGACAATCTTTCGACCCTGCTTTTGGGCAAACACCAGTCGGGACCGGATCTCGACCGGCGGTACTTTGGCGCAGCCGGACGTCACTTCGAAGTCCGCCGCGATGTCGCTCGGCGTCAGGATCGCGCCTTCGGATCGCAGCGTCCAGTTCCCGTCCTGCGTGCCGATGATTGGTTTCTTGCGGGCTGCGAACCATAGGATCGTATTGACCCGCTGGGCTGCCAGGCGGAACACAATCGAGCTGTCGTCGAGGGTGTCGCCTTCTTTGTCTGAATCCTGAAAGTTCTCGATGTCGCCAGACACCGACAGCCAAAACTTCTGTGGCTCTTTCAGGGTCGACGCCAGGGCCATGCGTTGCTGAATGAAACTGATCGCAGACGGCCAGCCATCTGTGTCGTTGTATTCACCAAGCCGCCAGTCGGTGGTGGTGCCGGTTGGCAGCGCTTCGCCAAGCACGTCCGCCGTAACATTGAGGGTGTCCGTAAAGCCGACGATCTGCGCGAACCCGAAATTTGAGCCGGACTTCATGCGAAGCATTCGCCCGACATCCGTCGCCCGGAAACCGAGGTCGTCATTGATACCGGTGACAGCGGAAGCGGTGATCGTCACACCAAGACCGGTCCCGGCGGACGATGTCATTGTGGTCGTCTCGTCGTTCAGGTCGAGGTACGGCCCGTCTTTGAACAGCACCTGCGTGAGCGACCAGGACGAATGCCCGAACCGGTCGAGGCGATAGGGGCGCACCGCACCGCCAAGGGCCAGGTACATGACGTCGGCGCTTTGCACATATGAAATATTGGGGAGGTCTGCCTCGAGGAAGGGGGATTGCAACTCGACGGGGACGTTATCGAGGATCTCTATGTTGTCGACCGAGACGGTCTTGCCCATGTCGTTCTGGAACTCCACAAAAAACGGCGAGGCTGCCGGTGTGAAGGCGACGGTGTGATATCCGACCTTCGAGATTTTATCGGCGAGGAGCTGCGAGCCGCCCGCACCCGAACCAACGCGAACGGTGATCTTGTCGCCCGCCGCACCATGGACAGTGAAACGCATCACATGCTCGACGCCGGTGGTCGACGTTGTCACCGATTGCTGGGCCCGCCCTCCGCTTGCCGAGATGATCATGCGATCGTTGGTGGCGTCGTGGGTCAGGCTGCCCGCCGCGGCGGTCCAGCTCGAGACGTTATCGGCAAACGTCCCGTTCGTGATCGCCGCCCCGACATCCGCGGCGCTTATGATCGCCTGGTCTTTCAAAAACCGTATGGTCCCGGTGGACAGTTCGAGGACGTATGATTGGATGTTGCTGAAAACAAAGGGCAGCAACCAGGAGCGCACAGAATTTGATTTGCAGTTCGAGATGAACCGCGTGCCAGGACGATAGGTGAAACCGCCCTGTGGTAGGGGGATGATGTTTTCGAACTGACTGCCGGCGTTGGGATATTTGGCGAACTGCAGTCGCGCCGCCATCTTCTCGCCGAACTCACCAGCGTTAAACGATTCCTGATTGGGTTGGGTCTGGAAACTCAAGAGGGTGGATCCCCAGGCTCATAGCTGCGGGCGCCACCAAAGCGCGCCGAGATAAAACTACTTTCGGGGAGCTGATCCGCGAAGTTCTGGATTGCGTCTGTGCTCTTCGCGAACGGCAGGTCTTGATCATGGAATTGAGCGAACAGCTCTTTCGAAAGGCTGACCGAGCTCGAGAGCGCTGTCGCGAGCTGGGCTGCGACGAGCTTCGATAGAGCGCGCCGGAACGTCGGTGGCATTTTGTTCGGATCCTCGACACGACCGACATAGCGCAGATAGATCTCGTCGGCGTCGGCAAGGATCTGATCGCCTTCGATCTTGTACGCAACCATATCATCACCGGTGTCGTGCTCATGCACAGACATCACACGAATGAAGTCGGCCGGGAGCTGATACGCGTGATCCCACTCGAATGCCGGTGCGCTATCAACAGATAGCTGGCCGAGCTGGACGCGCCGGGTGGCAAAATTCCAGTGATGCATATCGAGCAGTAGATCGCGCATCTCGTCATATACCAGTTCGGCCGCGTTCGCTTCTTTGGTGCCGGACGTCAGCGACGTGATCTGCTTCGAGTGCTTGATGAGCTGCAGCGCGATGTTGCAGATCGAGACCTCGGAGGCCATCCGCTAGGCCGCCTCTTTGACAGGCGCTGCCGCTTTGCGTTTGGGTTTGTTGTGTTGCTGCCAGGCGCCGACGGGCTCGATGACGGTCGTCTCGGGCGAGATGGCGATCACCTCATACCAGCGTTTGGACCACGACTTGTCCTCGTGTTTGATGTTCACGCGGATCTCGTCGCCGGGTGCGAAGTAGCGGCTCGAGATATTATGGAAATAGTTGTCGGCGTCGACATCGTCTTTGGAGTGGTGCTCGGGCGTGTAATTGAACTGGCTGCCGAACTTGAGACGAGAGATGTACTCGATATCTTCCGGTCGCGATCGCGCGGTCATGGGTAACCTCATAAATGTTTTGGAAAGAAAAGGGGCGACCCGAAAGCCGCCCCAATCCATCTAGTCGCCGTCCGTTTCCGCGACGGCAGTGCCGTCCGAGACGTCGCACGTTGACACTCCGTCACAGCTCAACACTGTTACGAAATGTGTGGTCGGCGTCGCGGTGTCGATCACGATCATAAGATCGCGAACCGACAACATCGGCGCCGCATCCGCGAAGTAATTCGCGGTGTTCACAGTTGCAATTGCATCTGCGGATTTATAAACCCACATTTTGAACCCAGCGCCGTGGGCCAGTTGGGTTAAGTTTGAAGCTGAATAAGCCATATCAAATCCCTCCTAGCTCGTTGCGATGGCAGTGGTGTCATTGAGGTTGGCCTCAATAACGCCGGTGTCATCAATCATGACAGCGGCACCACTCATCATGTGGTTGATGAAATACGCCGCACGATCACCGTGCCACGTAATGTCGGCAGAGACGTTTTCGCCGCCGCTGACGTTTCGATCGGCCTTTTGGATCGCATAGCCGACCGCGTTCTTGTGGTAGACGAAACACTTCGCCGTCGAGGTACCTTGCCCCGGCAGAGAAGGAAGCATCCCCCATTTCACGCCTAACCAGTCGCGGAGTTTCCGGTGCCCCGGAATGCCCTCGCCAAAGGGTAATCCGTTGGCGCCGACATAGTCCGAGCTGGCAAAGGATTCGACGACCATCGCCTGTGCATAAGCACGAGGTGTCAGAACGCCGTAGCGTTGGCCGTCGTTCGGAACGCTGTTGGCGTCCAGGGCTTCGACCATTGAGATCAGCCCGGCCTGAATAGCCGCAGCCGAGGTTACCGCTAAGGTAACGGTCGATTGCGTGGTGCTATCGAGAACGGTCGTGATCTGCTCGTCAACCTTACGGCCGAGAGCCATCGCGCCGGATTTAGCATAGGCCAATCTGACATCGATGTTGACCTTAGCTTCGTCAAGGCTGTCGCTCCATTCGCCGGCATAGAAGTCTGCTAAGGCGACGGATGGTGCAGTATGCGTCACGTTCATCGGTGTGATTTCACCATGGCGTGACTTGGTGGTTGCGGTGCCGGTGCCCAATTTTTGGAAGTGAGCGGTGGAACCAACGATACCGTCTTTCAGGAAGACGGTGTCCTTTAGCATTGAGCCTTCGCGTTGAAATACATGGTGTAAATCAGTCATGTACTCTTGTACGAAGGACGTCGTGATTGAAGTAGCCATCTGGCTTGCCTCCATTCGAGATTTTGTCGATTGGTGCAAACCTCTTCCGGGATAGCCGAGCGGAACGGTTGCGGGATGCCCTTCGCAGGGGCCGCGAATAGTTCCCAGTCAGCGCCTCAGAGTTGCTAGTAACGCTTGTCTGCCGGGCCGCGGAGCGGGGTGCCGGCGGGGCGTTGGTTATTCGGAGACTGACGCCTCAGAATTCTTGAGCCGATCGATGGCGCCGGAGAGGTCTGCCATTGTCGTGAACCCTCCGTCGAAGTCGGTCGGTATCTTGATGTCGTATGCCTCTTCGATCTCGAAGATGAGCTCGACAAAATCCAGACTGTCGATTTGGAGATTCGAAATCTCGGTCGACGGTTGAATCCATTCGGCTGGCATTGCCGCTTTGGCGGCGACCAACTCGGTTAACTTGTCCATATGTCCTATCTTTCCAGGACGACGTCTGCGTCCGTTTCGATCCAGACCTTGGCGCCACACGAGAGCGGTTTGTCGGGCGAGTAGATCACCTTGCAGGGACCGTTCACGGTGACGCTCGTGCAGTACTCGTTTGACTTTGACGACTTTACGGTGATCGGAGGCTCGCTCTCGCCTTGCTTGTTATTCCGCCGAATCACGTGCTGATTGACGTGGATGCGTCGCTTCATCAGTGTACCTGCAGGTCCTCGCAAGAGGCCGGGTGCATGAACAGCGGTGTGGTGTTCCCCATCCACGCACCCTCAATGTTAAATTCAAAAAACTCGATTGCTTCGTCGTTTGACATGCCGTCGCGGGTCATCAGGATCTCGATGACACGTTCGACCGCGTAGACGACAACCGGTGGCTGACCGCAGCGGTACCCGACCCCGATGATCGCGTCATCGAGACCTCTCGCGGTGGTCAGTTCGTCCGGGTCTGCAATCATACAGCTCGACCAGCTCCGACGACGCTTTCATTGCCGTGCAGCTTTTCCGCCAGGGCGGAGCGCTGCACCGACAGCGACGCCGCCTGCGATCGATCACCACGCTGATAGGCCGTGTGGATGTCGCGGGACAGTGTGTCGTACTGCGTCTGCATGTCCGCCGCTGCGTCGCTTCCGGCGATGCCGAAACGCAGTTGGCCTTCGTTCGTCAAGCGCCCGACCTCTGCCATCTGGCGCACAAACGCGGGGTGGCTGCCGAGCAGCGTGCCGTCTCTGAGCTCGAGCTGCACGAGATCGGGGGACGCCGTCAGGTAATCGTTCGCAAAGGCGACATTCTCGTCGTATGTGCTGCCCCATTCCTTTCGGAGATCGGCCTCGGCTTTGTTCAAGTACTCCTGATCTCGACGGGCGATCTCGGCCTTACCGGCGGCTTCGATCTCGAGATACTTTGTCAGCATGGCGCTGACGACCGCCTGGCTCGCACCTTTGGCGTGCATGTCGGCGACGATCGCTTTGATCGGTGTCTGGTATTCCTCGGTGTCGTAGAGCTCGCTGTCGAAACCTTCCGGCTGCGACAGATCGTAATCGTCCAGGGTCTCGGGGACGCCGAGCTGCTTGTTGAACTTGGCGCGGTCCTCATCCGACGCGTCGTCGCCTGGCATTTTCACGCGTTGGCTGAGTTCGCGGTTCGCTTCATAGAGCGCATTCGCCATGGCGGCCGGTGTTGTGTAACGGCCGGCAAGACCGCGGACCTTGTCGTCCTCGATGCCGTCCATCCACGAGTGTTCGGTTGTTGCCTCAGTTGCCTCGGGGGTAGCCGTCTCTTCGACAGCGCCTTCGGTCATTTCTTCGGACATCTAAAGTTCCTCTATGTTGTTAAGATCGGCGTACAGCGCCGCCTTCAGTCGGGCGGCGATCTCTCGTTTTCCAGCCCAGCGCTGGAGTTCGTTGTTGTCGAGTGGCGGGATGCGGCCACCGTCATCGGAGACGTCGTACTCGCCGCACCAGGACATCAACATGAACAACACGCGGCGGCCGAGGCCCTTGTCTTCGAGGAACAAGGTTCGAAAGTCTCGAGCGACATCGGCCGGTCCGTGGCGATGCAGATCGACAGACGTGACGAGCTGCTTGTGGAAATCCTCGAGATCCGGTCGGACTGTCATCTATGCGCCGAGCGCCTGTTGCAGTTGTTCCATTGCTTGCGGCGGGAGCTCGCCCGCGCCCCCGCCCTGTTGAGCTGCGGCTGTCGTTTGAGCGGCGGACTGCGCCACCGGCGCCATCCGTTCCATCATCGCCACTTTCTGCTCTTGCGCGGCCTGTTGCGCTTTGGCTTCCGCCTCCTGCGCGACCTGTGCGTCGGGCTTCAGTAGTTCGTTCGGGAAGTCGTTCGATTTGGCGATGAACTTGCCGAACGCATCGAAGTCGAACCTGTCCATGATTTCGGGTCGGATCTGTCCGATCTGCAGCACTTTATCCATCGCCATCGAGACACCGGCCTCCTCGATCTGGCGCTTGGCTTTCTCGACGGGGCTCGCAAAGCGGAACTGTATGTCCGTGCCGCGGAGGACCTCGGGTATGGTTTCTGGCGGACCGAACGCGCCTTTGCGGAGCAGGAGATTGAAGCTCCGTTCCGTGACGACTGACGTGTAGGAGTTCTCGAGGGAGCCATATAAAGACCCGACCTCACGCACGAAACTTTCGCGGCGCTCCAACACTTCCGTCGCCGTCATGCTTGGCCCGTCGATCGGAAGGTTGAGCACGTTCTTGAAGAACAGCGCCATGATCGATTCACGCTCGGCGGTCTGTGCGTTGAGCCCCCAAGGGATCTGTGCTGCGGAATCCATCTGTTGGAACGGCTTCGAGAGACCCAGGTTGCGGATAGCCTTAGCGTCATAATAAGAAACTCCGCCTGGGCGGAGTTGAGGAGCGTTAACCATACTGTCAGACGGCAAGAGCCATGGAGGGTCGACGGCACGGTGCAAAGCCCTCAACATCGTCTTGCCCATCTGGTTTAACGTGAGCACGGACGGCAGGGCTAGGGTTCCAACGCCGCGCCCGAACGCCTCATCAGATCGAGTGTCCCATCTCGGGATGAAGAACGGCATCTCCTCATATCCGGTCTCTTCGATAATGTGTTCGCTGTCGACGTCGATGATCGTTGACGCCCACGGCATGTCGAGGTTCGATCGGCTCATCGGCTCGAACTCATAGCGTCGGCAGACCGACCACACGAATTCGCTTTTCTCATCGCGGGCTTTCTTGTCGCGTTGCCTCAATCGCTCGAGCGTCTTCGCGCCCAGGCGTTCTTCGCCAAACAGCATCGCCGCCTGGCGCGGCGTGAACTTCTCGGAAATGAAGACGCCGACGATATCGTTCAGTCCGTCGACATCGAGGTAGAGCTTGTTGAGATGGAAAGCCTTGTACATCAGACCGCGCATATCGGGCGCCATGCCGACATAGCCGACACCCGTCCCAAAGGTGACCAAGTCGTCGTCGACCTCCCCGGTCGCGGATATGAAGTTGGCGTCCGGGTTGTACATATGGCGCCAGAGGATGTCTTCCGCCTGGTCGACCCATCCCTTGACCTCGACGTCATCGAGCAGGTCTTCATCGATCGGCACAATGTCAAACCATTTGCCGCCGCTCGTCGACTTCGGTCGAAGCATACCGCTGATCGAGTTGACGAGACCACGCTTTGCGATGATCGGCGTTGTGTCATAGATCGCGTGATCGTTGCGGTTTCTGTTGGTTGATGACGCCGTGAAGCCGCAGCGCTCGGGTGCCAATACTTCGGCAATCTCTTCCCATAGTCGGTTGAGGGTCGTGCGCTCGGCTTTGCGTTGCCGGTATTTGTCGAGGAGTTGCTTAACGAGTGCTGTCATTTGGAATCACCCAAAAGCGTCGCCCGCTGCACGACGCCCTTTGATCGATTTGAACGGCCTCCCGTCGTCCCCCCGCGGCGCGCTATTGGCGCGCTCTGCTCTGCTTTTTTCGTTGCGACTTCCGCCCCGCCCCGATCGCGCGCCGCCATGTAGTTCTTCAGCGTGTCTGAGTCTGCTTGACTGGTTTCGCTACCGGTGAGGGCCGAACCGGCATGGCGGCCGGCAGCACGGTTGACGTCCGCCGGCAGCGCGCGTCCGGCCTCGTCCTTCCAACTCATGGCGCCTTCTTTCGCCAAACCACCGAACGCTTGCGGAAATTTTCCCACGTCAGGCGGAGCCACCTAACAACGTGGCACGGCTGGTCGGGGCCGCTGACGCAACGCCGGTCCCGGTCGTGTTCGTCGTGTCACCTAACCCGACACGGGTTCGCGCCAGGCGCGACGCCTCGGCCTTCTTCTTCTTGACCTCCGCATCTGTCTCCTTGTCGGGGACGGGGGGCGCCTCCGGTGGCAGTTCTGGTTTCGACGGCGCAAATTTACCCATTGGCGGATCCTCCAAGATCGGCGGCGAGTGTGGGCCCGACATTGTCGAACCCGTGTGATTTCATGAGGCGGACGAACAGCATCTGTTCGACCTTGTTGAGACCGGCGGTGGCGGTCGTGAATACGTGAGAGCAGTTGCGAACCTTCGCCCACTGCAGAATGTCTTTGACGAGGATGTTCGAGACGTCGCCGCGGCGGTGCTCTTTGACGACCCAGAACTTGCAGACGTAACAAAGCGGCTGCAGATGAAACTCGTAGCTCGCCGCGACAAACGCGCCGGCGACCAACACGTGATCACGTTCGACGATAAGGATGTCCGACGTGTCGTTCTCGACGAGCGACGTCAGGTATTGCCGGCCGACGTCACGCGACCAGGACAGATTCCAATCGCTTTCCGCATTCATGTCCTCGGCCCGGTCAAGGATGAAATCAATATCTCCAACCGTTCCAGCACGCGATGTGATTAGCATCAGCCGTATCGGAGCTCGTCGTATCCCATGACGGGGGCCGGCGTGCTGCCGACGGTCGGTCGACCTCTTGTCCGGGCCCTGGGCCCGACATCGAGGTCGCCGGCATTCCAGCCGTACACGACTGCGTCACCGCGATCGGGTGACCGTCCAAGGCGCTTGATGATGTCCTGTTTGCCTTCCACGTAGATCTTTGGCGGCTGTCCAGGGCGCACGCTGTACGTCGGTGCAGTCAGGTCAGCCTGGAGTTTCGGATCGAGCGGTAGCGCCACCTCGAGCCCGTAGTCCGGGTCGAGTGCTTCGCGCAGTCGCCACCACATCTCCGATCGATGATTGTAGAACGCGAAGTTGCCGTCGCGTGTGTGCCCCGTTGCCTTCTCGGATCCGTTCATTGCCTCGAACGGTAGCCCAGCGTTCTTCAATGCTGTCTCGGCGTCGGCACCGATGCCGATGCTGTCGACCGCCACGACGGCGTTCTCTCGCAGCATCCCTGCTGCCAGAGCTGCAACGGAGGGGCCGTCGGGTGTCTCTTTGCCGGGCACGACAACGAGCTCATCGAACCAGGCGCCATATCGCGGTGCGAACACCGTATCGTCTCGTCCGCCGCGAGCCACATCCAGGCCAATACAAGCGAGAGGCTTGTCGCCTTTGCCAGCACGCCAGCGTTCATTCGCTTCGAGCACCCAGGGCGTCGGGATCACCTGCCATTCGTCGTCCTCGCGGGCTGCCATGAAGTTGCCGTCGCGGATCGCAGAGCGCAGCGGCTCCGGCATCGCGTCCAGCGTGGCCTGGTAGTTGGTGTCGACCAGGAACGGGTTGTCGGCCAACGCGGCCGGTATGAAGGTCCGGCTCCGCGGCGCATAATCTTTGTGATCGAACGTCCTGACATCGTCAGGGCCGTCGACCTCCATGTCCCGGCCGTCCGGGTCAATGATGAACCATCTGAGTTCACCGTGTTCCGCTGGACGTGTATGTGTGATGTCCAACCAAGGTCGGAACATCCCGATCACCCAGTCACCGCCCGCAGCGATCGGCGGGTTCGATGCCATCACCGTTCGAACGCGTTGTCTGTTGTCACCACCGAGTGTCTTGTCGGCAGCCCGGTTCCAGCCCATCAGAAACCTCACAACTGGCTCGACGAACTGGCACGCCTCATCGAAGGCGATCAGGTCGTGCGGATTACCCTGCCAGGTCTCGGCTCGATCGAGCGTCGACGCGGCACCGAAATCGATGACACGGTCGTCGATCTTAAACTGCGCCGGCGGCGCTGAGTTCAGTCCTTTACGCGTCCCGGCCACGGCCACGACCCGTTCGATCAAGGCACCAAGATCGGTGTATTGTGGTCGCAGCAACAGACTGCGTTCGTGTTCGGTCAGCGCCAGGCCGGCGATGAGATCCGTCTTACCGCCACCGCCCTGCCCGCCGTAGAGCAGGCAATCCGCCTCACTGTAGAAGGCTGCCGTTTGCGGACCCGGATTCGGGATCCAACACGCGTCACCGATAACACTCTTCGCTTCTTCGTATAGCCTGTCGACTTCATCCGCTGGCAGCGCGGCGAGCTTCTCGAGATACGCGTCAAGCGTCTGGAGCATTTGCTCCCCTGCTTAGAGCTGCCGCGATGATGCGGGCTTTTTCCTCCGGCGTCGCTTCGATGTTCACGACAGCGGCACGGACATCGTGCTCGACGCGATCGCGCCAACGATCGGGGTTTCTGTTCTTCAGCCAGAAGATGGCCGCGGTGTCGGATCCGTGGAATCGTTTTGTAATTACCGATGGACCTTCCCGCGTCATCACCTCCTCTTGGTATTCGTAGCCCGCGGCCCGTTGCGTCAGCGCCTTCTCCACGACCTCAGTGTCGTAGCGATCGCGTCCTCTTTTTATGGTGTCGCATAATTCTGGATAGCTATTCTTCCAACGATAAAGCGTCGCTCGATCGATCTTGAGAGCGCCAGCGATCTCGTCATCTGTCATACCAACGAGCGCGAAATCGAACGCTCTGTCGCAGAACTCTGGTTTAAATTTCGTTGGGCGCCCGCCAGCGCCACGTTTCTTAACGGCTTGAGCCATCTCGGTCAGGCTTTCTTCTTCATTTTCATTTTACGTGAGGCGCGAGCTTTGTTGGCGTTCGTCCAGGCCGTCGATTTGACGTTTTTCTTGGCGCGGCGCGCCTGGGCTTTGCCCTTTTTGGTGTATGGATATTTCTTGCCGGCAACGGTTGGCACGATCACCTCCAATCAAAAGAAAAAGCCCCGGACAGGGAGGCCGGGGCTTTAGTAAGCACAGAGAAAGGGAAATAAGAGAGACCATCGAGGACCGGACCATCCGATACCTCAATGCTAAACAAAACTACTATATCTTGTGTAACACGGCAACCCCCAATACCACATATTGTGTTTATGCGCTGCTTTTAGCCTATCGCAGTCTCGATTGCATTAAGAGGGGGGCTTAATGCGATCGGCCAAATCAAGCCATATCGTCGTAATCCGCTTTGGCGCCGGCCCAGCTATGCAGCGCCAGGTCGATCGCCTCCACGCCCTCGGCACAGACACGTCGGAACAGGCCCTCGGCCGGCTGCTCATCAACAAAATCAAAATCATAGATGGCTATCGCCGCCTCATCAGCGGCGTCCGTGTAGACCAGGTCGGACAGCGTTGCCAGATCCTCATCCTCTACCCGCCATTTCGCGACGAACTCCGGCGGGCGCCGGCGAACGATATATCCCTGCTCATCTCCAAAGTCGCTTGGGTCAATGCCCACGATCCAGTCGCCTTTTCTCATCTCTGTTCTCCCCTCGAATTGTTTTTCCGAAATTCTATTCGATCAGCTCGACCACGCACGTGCTAAGATGTCGAGCCCTGCAATCAACCGTCCACGTGCCTCGTGGACCGTGACCCGTGTCACGCCCACCTGTCTCGATACATGCTCCCGCAGGCTGAGACCGGAACCGACGACATCCCAGACCACGGGGCCCATACTGTCACCTAAAAGCGCCAACGCCTCGATGACCCGCTCTCGAGCGTCGTAGAGCCCCGCGGATCGACTATCCTCGCCGCCGCTGCCGCCGCCATCGACCCGATCTATCGCAGACGTCGACATCGCGTACCGCTCCCGGAGTTGCGAGCGCTCGAAGATCGCACCGAACGCGTCCGCCGCGTCGAGTTGCCTTTGTGTGATGATCCCCTCATCTGCCCAACGCTCGAGCAAGCCGATCCGTCGCCGTCGGAACACGCCCGCCTGGGGCGTCTCCTCGATGACGGTGTCGTCAGTTAGTCTCTGTTGCGCTCGTGCCATCTGTCACCTCCGTCTGTCAATGTGGGGAGTGGGGGGAAAAATAGCCCTCCCTATAAACCCCCCAATTAGCAGGTACCCCCTTATTTACTGATAAATAGTATACTCCTATAGGAATACTCCCCACTTCCCCACATACCTGTTAAGATACTGTAAACATTGGATAAACACGTGGGGATTTGCAAAGTCACCTGACATGCAAATTCCCCACTTTTTCGCTGTTTCGCTTCATTTCGTCCAAGATGACGTCGCGATCCACGTTAGGTAATCTCAAAATCCAACCTCTATCCCCTCGGATCGCTCGGATCTCTTCGCGAACCGTGTCGATTTGGAGTCGATATCCGTTCTTCTCTTCCGGTTTCAGTGATCCCATTTGGCGCCAGATCCGCCTCACCGCACTCTGCGGCGAGCCCTCGATCTGGTCATATCCGAGTGCGCGTGCTGTCCGTTTAACGTGCGTCGTGATCTGTTTCCGTGTCGCTAAATCGCCTTCTAAGTTCTCTACCAGGTGTTCATAAATCTCGTCCGTCGGGCTCTTCGATGCCTCGATCATTTGGATTTTCGCGGCCGTCATCGGTGGTCTTGCCGAATTGAATTTCGATATATCCTTACGCTTCAACCACCAGAATAGCCGTCGTGCTTCGTGTTCCGTGTCCAATGCCGTGTGCAGTCTCTCGTAGTATTCATCATCGCGTTTCGTGGTTGGGTTCGACAGTACCGCTATCCGTCTGTCGTCGTCCGGAATCATCATTGCATCCGCGTGGTTCGTGAAGATCAGACAGTTGAACCACATGGTGTCATCTTTCGTTTTGCCGTACTTGGCGTTGCTCCTAAACGTCACCGGGCTCGTGTCGATCCTCGTTTTGAACGTCTCGTAGGCCGACCAGAAGTCCTCTCGGCTCACGTCCTTGGCCTCGTCGACGATCAGGAACTGGCACCCGGTCATCCAATCGTTATAGGTGCGGTCCGCCGACGTGCCTTTGCCGATAAGCTGCGACAGCGTCGCCGATGACACGTGACCCTGGAGCGCCTTGGCGAGCATCCGCCCAACCCAGGACCGACCAATACCAAACGCATCCTCGGCCACCAGGACGACCGCATAGGAGCGCTGCGCCGGGTTCTGGAACTTGAACGCCAACCAGTTCAGGAAGCACTCACGTTCATCGGCGTCTGGGATCAAATAGCCTATATGCTCGAGGAAGATCTCAGGATCCTCGTCGGTCTCCATATGCCGCGGCTCTATATATGTGTTGACGACTTGCTGCTCATGCACCTCGGCAACCGGGTCGCCGCCGGGCACATATAGCAGTGTGCTCGCGATCACCGTGTCCCGTGACTCGAGGAACGC